GTGACTTGGTTCAAAGTCGATGACGGCTTTTGGTCGCATCCGAAGACGGCAACGCTGTCTGATGCGGCGGTCACGTTGTGGGTGAGGGCGGGCGCGTATTCGTGTCAGCACCTCACTGATGGGGTGATTGCCCGTCCGGTGCTGCGGTTGGTGGGGACGACGGAAGCAGCTGGTGAGCTCGTCGGCGTCGGGTTGTGGCTCGATCATCCTGACGGGTGGGTGTTTCACGACTGGGACGAGTATCAGGAGACGTCGGAGGCGGTGAAGCGTCGTCGTGATGATGCGCGTGACCGTCAACAGCGTGCGCGCGAACGTGCGGCGAATAAGCGCCGTGAGTCACGCGTGACAGACGGCGTGACGGACGGTGTGAGTAACGCTGTGAGTTCGCTCTACCCGACCCGACCCGACCCGACCACTACTTCTAAAGAAGTAGATAACCCTCGAACCGCTGTCGCGTTCGAGCGCGCATATGCGTCATGGCCGAAGAAGGTCGAGAAGAAGAAGAGCCTCGACAAGTTCAAACAGCACGCGAAGAAGCACGATCCCGAGTGGCTCGCCGATCAAGTCGTCAGGTTCGGTCGCGCGTATGCCGCGAACGTCGAGAAGCAGTTCACACCGGCACTGAGCGTGTGGCTGAACGGTGAACGGTGGACGGACGAACTCCCGACTGCTGGACATGAGGTCGTGGATCAACAGTGGAACGCCCTCATGGGTGCCTCTGCCGCCCCGTGCGCGAACGGTCACCGATGGCTAGGCGATGGGACATGCATGAACTGCACAGAGAGGAGATCAGCATGAAACTGACGGTGGACATCCCGGACCAGAAGTGGGCCCGGATGGTTGAACTCGCTGAATCACGCGGACTCAAGGTCGCTGATCTTGTGCGTGCGGGGGTTATCTCAGCATTCCCGCAACGCCCGGTCTTGTCAGAACAGATCGTGCGTCTTGTGACCACTGGCCTTCCGGATGCTGTGATCGCGGAACGACTGGCGTGTGCGAAATCGACGGTTGCTGGGCATCGCCGAGCTGCGGGCCTGCCTGCCAATCCGTTCCTCGGTGCGGCGCGCGATAAGTGGGCTGACGAGTTCGACCGAACAACGCGGGTCATGTCATGAGGCGCGCGAATAGACCAACTGAGGCTCGGGGCAACCCGGGCCTTTCTCGTACACAGGAGGCGGCATGAGCAGGGCGCGGACACCGGTCAACTTTCCGCGCATGAAGATACGAGGCGCGGGGAACAAGGCCAGGTCGGCTGAACGAACCACTCAGGTATGGGAGGCGCTCGTGCGCATCGACCATGCAGAGGGAACCACGGTGCGGATGATTGTTGATCCGATCTTCGGCACGCATCTAGTGCGCAACACGGTCGTGCGAGACGGCTGGGGCAGGACGGTGACGGCATGAGTGAGCCGTACGTATCCCATGACGGGACGGTGTACACAGATGGGCACATCCTGCACCCGCGACCGGAAGGCTGCTCCCACGAGGGCGCGAATGTGTGCCCCACGTGCGACTTCGACCGGTACTACGCCGGAAAGTACGGCGCGGATTGCCCGTGGGCGGAGGTCGCAGGATGACTGGCGTCCTGGGTATCGACTGGTCTCTGACGGGGACGGGTCTCGCGTGGATCAATCTCGACGACGGTGTGACGGACACGTGCACGATCCGCACGTGGCCGGATGACGGAACCGTGGAGGGCATCGCCCGCCGTGTCACGCACATCGCGGATCAGATCGAAGCATGGGCTGATCTGCACGCGGATGACCTCGTCGTAATCGAGGGGCCGGTGACGCACGCACCCTCCGCGCACCGGTCGAAGCTGCTGGGCGGATGGTGGGAGACCGCCATAAGGGTCGCGCCACTCACGGATGACCCGGTGATGGTCGTGGCACCGAAGACGCGGGCGAAGTACGGGACGGGCAACGGCAACGCCGGCAAGAGGTCCGTGCTCGCTGCGGTGCGGGCGAACTACCCGCGCTTCACGATCCGCAACGACAACGAAGCCGATGCCGTGGTTCTCGCGGCGATCGGCGCAAGGTCACTCGGGTCACCGATTGACGACCTACCGGCGTCGCACCTCGCGGCGCTCAAAACGAAGGGGAAGTAATGGGCGAGAGCATCATCGACCGAGAGATGCGGAAGCTCAAGGCGATGGGCGTGACGGTCAATGTCACGCCAGCCGCGGGCCGGGACGACGGGTTCGAGGATCGACCGTCCGGGATTATCGCCGAGGCCGCTAAGCGCCACGGCATCTACTACGAGAAGGGCGAGTAATGGCTGGCGAAACGCAGATGACGGTGGTCGGAAATCTGACGGCGGATCCCGAGCTCAGGTACACGCAGTCGGGTACTCCGGTGTCGAACTTCACGATCGCGAGCACCCCGCGCACGTTCGATAAGGCGAGCGGCGAGTGGAAGGACGGGGAGGCGCTGTTCCTCCGGGCGAGCGTGTGGCGTGAGTTCGCGGAGCACGTCGCGGGTTCGCTCACGAAGGGCATGCGGGTGATCGCTGAGGGCAACCTCCGTCAGCGGAACTACGAGGACCGTGAGGGCAACAAGCGCACGTCGATCGAGCTGGATGTGCAGGAGATCGGCCCTTCGCTCCGGTATGCGACCGCTCAGGTGACCCGCACGCAGGGCCAGGGAGGCGGTGGGGGAGCGAATGATGCCCCGGCGGGCAACTACGCCGCACCGCCCACGAACGACGCTCAGGCGGGCGCCCAGCCTTTCAACGACGAGACCCCGTTCTAGCCCGCACCACATCATCTCGGGCCGTCCTCACGTCGAGGGCGGCCCTTCGCATACCCGGAGGAACAGCATGACTAACCAGATCGACACTCGGCACCTCCGCGAACTCGCAGAGGCGGCAACGCCTGGACCGTGGGAAGCGCGCACCTGGTCGCATCAGTTCGATGACGGCATCAAGTTCGGCTACGTCGAGGCGTCCGGATACGAGCTATGGGATACGAGCGGCGGCAACACCGTGGCGGAAGCCCGCAATGCCGAGCACATCGCCGCCGCCAACCCGCAGACGATGATCGCCCTCCTGGATGAGCTGGAATCAGCGACGAAGGCAGGGGCACGCATCACCGCCGAAAATCATCTGGAGGAGAAGCGTCGGTTGGTCGAGGTGGCCCGCGAGCGCCAGGCCCGTATCGACGCGGCGCTGGTTGAGATGTCGAAAGCACCCGAATGTAACGAGCACCCGGATGGCGACCCGATCACGTGCGGATGGAAGTCGGATCTGATTCGAGTTCGTCGCGCTCTGACCACCCCTACCGAGAACGGAGAAAAGCAGTGAGCACGAACGAAGAGCTGATTCGGGAAGCCCGACATTTCGCGAGCCTCGGATCCGACTTGAACTCGGTTGAAGCTGACCGGTTCATAAACGAACTGGCGTCCGCCCTGGAGCAGACGACCCGCGAGTTGGAGCGCATGGACGAGGCGTTCGACCGCGACCTGCCGTGGCGGTATGACGAGGTGATTGAGGCTCGTGACGCCGCTGTGGAGCGTGCTGAGCGGGCCGAGGCCACGCTTGCGAAGGTCCGCGAGTACCTGGTGGCAATCAAGAACAGTCCCGGTCTGGGCAACTCCGGTCACCACGAGCGCTGGATCCGAGAAGCCACCGATCTGATCGACCTGTCGGCATCCCGTCCCGCACCTATCGAGGCGGAAACCCAGGACGAAGATGAGTACCGAGTTCTACGCGATGCGGCCGATCATCTGCGCCGAGAGGAGTACCACCTGTATGCGGATCGGGTCACGATTGCCGCGGAGGACTTGAAGGCTCTGCGTCGGATCGTGGACGAGCAAGAAGCACGCGAGGCTGAGCCTATCGAGGCGGGAGAGCCGGAATGCGACGAGCACGCGCCGGTTCAGCATCGTGACGGGCGCGAGCCGTGGTGCAAGAAGTGTGGCCTCACAAAGGCAGGGCGCAAGCCCGTGTCGCGGCTCGGACGCCGCCCCATGACTAGGGAAGCTACCCCGAAGGCAGGGAAGCACGGTCCCCTCGAAAGTGCGCGCCGACTGCGTTTCGCGGCTGAGGCGGAGACGAACGCTGATGTCAAGGCGGCGATGCTTGCGGGGTCCGCGGCGCTGGAAGCTTCTGTGCCGCTGGCTGAGCCCATCGAGGCGGGAGAGCGTGAGGCGCTGACCGCGATCATGTACGACGCCTGGAACGAGGAAGACGGCAACTCGATCCCGTTCCTGTCGAGCGAGGCGCGTCTATCGCTGGCTGACGCGATCCTCGACGCAGGTTTCCGCCGTGAGCCCGTCGAGGACGCCGAGAGCGTGCGTGCCGACGTGCGGATGTGGGCGGAGCGGTTCATCCCCGGTGACCGATGGGACACGGAGGACATGCACGACCTGAACGCGGCGCTGAGCGGGATCGTGGAGTCATCGCCAACCGCGCACGACCGTCGCCGCGAGGTCGAGGACGCCGAGCCGATGTCGCAGTACGAGAAGGCGATGCGGGAGCGTGGCGAATGGGTGGATGCCGAGCATGAGGACGCCGAGCCGGTTGCATACGAGCTGAGGTATCGGGACAGCGGGCGCTTGTACTTCACGATTCCGGTCGAGAACATCAGCGACCGAGACCGTGCCGAGTTCGACCTCATCCCGCTCTACCGCCACCCCAGCGCACCTATCGAGGTGACCGACGAGGCGCTGGTCACGGCGATGAACGTTGCCAACGGCTACGAGCCGCCGGTAACGGACATCGCCTACTGGTCGGAGGGCTACCGAGAGAACATCCGGGCGGGTATCGAGGCCGCACTCAGGGAGATGGGAAAGAGCAATGGCTGACAACGCGACACCCGCCGAGATGCGGGAACAAGCGAAGCGGCTGCGACACCGTCTCACGGTCGAGGGAGGCACGTACGGGTCTCGCAGCGACATCCGCGCGGGCGCCGATGCTCTCGACCGCCTCGCCGACGTGATCGAGTACGCCGAGCGAGAGGCATCGTGGGCCAGCATGCAGCGAGAGAACCAGCTGTGGGTGAAGCTCCAGAAGGTGCTCCGCATAGCACGCTGGGGAGGAGCCGACCGATGATCCTCGACCGTAACCGAACCGTGTACCAGCGCCTCCACGATCACCTCGCGGAGGCGCTTCCCGTTGGTACCGACATCGACAAGGCCACGACGGTGTTGCACCCGTACGTGGTCGCAGAACGACACGACGCGAAGGAGTCAGCATGACGGAGGAAATCTTCACGACGATCCATGGTTCCCGCCTGTATGGCTTCGCGCACGAGGGCAGCGATCGGGACGTTTTCACAGTCACTGATTCGCCCGCACGCAAGGCGCGGCACCGGAAAGTCGGTCACGAGGATCATCTGACGGTCGGCATCTTCCATTTCCTGGACCTTGCCACGTCGGGCTCACACCAATCGGTTGAGGCGCTGTTCTCGCCGTACAAGGTGTGGGCTGATACGGATGCGGCCCGCCAGTACCGGGTGATGCTCGAATCCATCCGGGTCGGTGGGGTCGCGGAGAAGTTTGAGCGCACGATCCGGAAGTTCTGTTACGGCGACTTCAAACGTCGTCGTCACGCCTGCCGACTGTCTCTCGCTCTCGACTCGCTTCGACTGCACGGGCACATGAATCCGGCGTTGAACGCGTGGCAGATCGACTGGTGCACGCGCACTGCGGAGATCGAAGGCGATGACCTCGCCCGAGCACTTTATGTGAAGGAGACAGCATGACCAGTAAGCGGACACTCGAGGCTGAGCTCGAAGCGGAAGTGGAACTGCGCAAGCGCGCGGTAGATGCGAGGAACCGAGCGGACGCGGCCGCCCGTGCGATGAAGTCGGCGCTCGCGCGTGTCGCGAAACACTACGGCTTCTACGACGCGTACCTGCGGGAAAGGCGGAAAAAGATCCCGGGGGCCGGGTGGGAGTTGCGGCCCGCATACATCACGGAAATCGGCTTCTCAGCGGACGACCTGATCGCGGATCTCGACACGATCGACCAGGAACGATCCGCTGACGAGGCCCGGGCACGACTCGGCATCACCAAGGAGGAAGCATGAAGACAAGGGCGGGCGGCAGCCGGGTGACCCTGATGGCGTACGGCGGGCGAGAGGTCAAGACAATGCCGACAGGCCCCGTGAAGCAGCTGAAAGTGCGGCCACGACTGAAAGTGAGGGCGAACCGTGGATGACCTCCTGGAAGCGGTGGAAGGATGTCCCCATGAGTGACGACGGCAAGCGCATCCAGTTGGACGTCGTGCGAGAAGAGGGCATACGCGCGGCATGTGAACGGTGGATGCCTGACGCTACGCCGCGCGAGCGCGACCTGTTCGAGCGATGGATTGTGTCCGGTTATGCCGCCGCGTGGGATGAAGGCTATAAGGCTGGCGATGAAGATCAGGTCGACGCGTACTGGGGTGGCAGTGGGAAAGCGACGCCAAACCCGTATCGATGTGAGGAGCGTAAAGATGCCGGATGATGGCGAGTTCGGCTACCTGACAACGGCCCAGTGGGAATGGTTCCGCTGGGCCGTTTCCTATTCGATGGTCTTGGTGCCGTTCCTGCGTAGCGCCGGCAACTACAGCATCAGCGTCGACGAAGGCCGCTCGAGCAAGTCAGAGCCCGCGCTCGGGATGCCCGCCACGCAGATAGCGGCGATCGAGATTGAGAAGCTCGCCGCACGCATGGGCGAGTGGGACAACCTCGAGGACATCGCGAACGACGTCGACGGCTGGCAGGTGGCCGTCGACTTCACCCGAGAAGTCAGAACCGCATCCGAACGGTGGCCGATGGAAGACGAACCTCACGAGGTTAAGGAACTTCGGTGCTGCTACTGCCACATGCTCGCCCTCGTCTACCAGCCGCCCCAGCAGCCCGGAGACGAATCAGGGGCACGGTGTGAGGAATGCGGGGAGCTGGAAGCGGATGATGACTTCCAGGTGCGCCTCAAGGTCGTCAGAGAGGAGCTGGAACGTCTTGGCGAGAGTCGCAGGGTGGGTAACAGTCGATGAGGCCGTGAAACTCACCGGCAGGAGCCGAACATCGGTGTACAAGTGGGTCCGTGCAGGGAAGGTGAGAACCATTCGCCCGTTGCAAGACCTATGGCTCAACCTGTCCGATGTGCGAGCCGCGGAAGTGAAACGCCCCGGACGACCCACGAAAAAGGTTTAAATGGTGTACACTCACTAGTGAGGATCGAGGAATGTGCTTAGGCGCAGATCGACTCTCACAAACTTGCTGCTCATCGCCTCCGGGTTGATGGGCATTTTTCGTATCTGAATACGCTCGAGCCGGGTCAAGCCGCGGCGAGCATCACGGGGCTGGCATGGCGCTCCCGGGAGCATTGAGAGACGTAATGGCTAGCTATCCAGCGTCATAAACGAGGTCAAGCTTTGTTGGACCCGTCTCGCGCTACGGTCACAGGTGGTTCGAATCCACCCAGCTCCACAACTTCTTCTCCACACCCTTCGCGGCCTGCCAGCAGGTAAGAGGCGGCAGGACTCTCTGGCACAAGCTGGCTCCGAGCCAAGGAATCCGCGCGCCGCACATCTTTCACCGTGACCCCACGGGACACTCTCTGACGAACAAGGCGTGAGAGGTCACGGTGATGACCACAGGGGGCGATCATGGACCGCAAACTGATCCGCCCCGAGGTCGAGCCCGTCGATGATGACAGGCTCCTACCCGACGCTGACGACGACCATGTAGGCGAGGACGACGATGACCCCCTGCACTGAATGCGGCACCCTGTGGGCGTCACAGCTCGCAGCCGCCGAGTGCGCCGACTTTGATGTCGCCGAGGACGCGAAGCACCGGGCATGGTTCAAAACCCACCCCACAGGGGCAGTGCGCAAGGAAATCGTCATCAACTGAGCAGAATGCTCAATTGACAGCGGGCCAGTCACTTCGTCGGTCGCCACATCCTGAGCAATGTGCTCAACGCCGGGGGGCGACGCAATACACCGGGGGGGTGCAATGGCAACCCGGACCCACAACGCCAACGGGCACCGCAGACGCCAACTCCGGACCCGGGTGCTCGCCGAAGAGACCCACTGCGCACTATGCGGGGGACGGGTAGACAAACACCTCCGGGGTACCCCAGGGAAACACGGGGGCAGGTGCCCAGGCGGGGCATGCACCGGATGTAGCCCGCACCCAATGGGGCCAGTCGTCGACGAAGACCTACCCCGATCACGAGGCGGCTCACCCTACGACAGGGACAACTGCCACCTCATGCACCGGGCATGCAACGGCTGGAAGTCAACGATGACCCTCGCCGAAGCACACGCAAAGCTCGCCCGGGGCACAGAACCACAGCACGAACGCGTCGTCGTCAACCTCATCCAATGGTGATGACCGCGAATGGCCCCATCGAACACGCATTCGAACATGCATTCGAACAAGGGGCATAGACCCCCTCCCGCCCCACACGTCAGCCCGCCCGGTGGCCAGGCCCAGGGTATTTATGACGTTTTCCACACAACCCACGGGGGTGATCCGATGGCGAATCGCACGAATCTTCGGGCGGTGAAGCCGGGGGAGAAGCCTGGGCAGGCGCGGAAGATGTCTGTTTCTGAGGCGGCCGCGTCGGGCGATCACCGCGCGCTGCTGGTGTCGATGCGTGAGCGGATTGCGAAGACGGTTTCGGATCCTGATTGCCCGCCTCGTGATCTGGCGTCCTTGACTCGTCGATTGCAGGACGTGGCGAAGGAGATCGAGGCTATCGATCTTCGTGCGAAGGAGGAGGGTTCTGATGCCTCCGATGTCGCAGAAGACGAGGAGCTCGACGCCGCGTCTTTCTGAACAGGCTAAGCACCTTTCGGTCCCGGAAGGGATCGTTTCGAGCGGTTGGCCGGCTGTTCGAAAGACGTGCTTGGAGAAGCTTGGGGCGGAGTTCGATCCGTGGCAGGACAATGCTGGCCGGCTGATCCTGTCGAAGCGTGAGGATGGGAACCTCGCAGCGATGGTCGATGGCGTGGGTATGAGCCTGCCGCGCCAGGTTGGTAAGACGCACCTCATCGGCTTCTTGGTGTTCGCGTTGTGCGTGAACATGCCGGGTCTGATGGTGATCTGGACGGCTCATCATTCGGCCACGACTACCGAGACGTTCTTGTCGATGCAGGGCTTCGCCAAGCGCGCGAAGGTTGCCCCTCACGTGAAGAAGGTTTACACGGGCGCGGGTGATGAGGAAGTTCGTTTCCACAACGGCTCGAGGATTCTCTTCGGCGCTCGTGAGCACGGCTTCGGTCGCGGTATCGCGGGGGTCGATGTCCTGATCTTCGATGAGGCACAGATCCTCTCGGACAAGGCCATGGCGAACATGGTTGCGACCATGAACACTTCGCGGTTCGGCTTACAGCTGTATGTCGGGACTCCACCGAAGCCGGAGGATGCGGGTAGGTCTGAGGCGTTCAAGCGTATGCGCCGTGAAGCACTCGCGGGGACTCTTCCTGATGGAGCGTGGGTCGAGTTCGGTGCTGACTCTGACGCGGCCTCCGACGATCGGAAACAGTGGCGGAAGATGAATCCGTCTTATCCGAAGCGGACCCCTCAGCAGTCGTTGATGCGGTTGAAGCGGAAGCTCACCGACGGCGACTGGCGTCGTGAGGGCATGGGTATCTGGGATGACGATGACGCAGGCTCGCGTCTGATCTCTGCTGACGTCTGGTCGAGTACCAGCGTCGAACAAGCACCTGATGACGGCATCCGTTCGATCGGCGTGGCGTTCAGCCGCGAGGGTGATCGGGTGTCGACGGCGGGCGTCGTGAAGCACGAGGACGGCGCGCACGGCGAGTTGATCGCCGCGTATTCGGGGCCGGCTGAGGCTGGCACGTCGCAGCTGGCCGATTGGCTTGCGGAGCGGTGGCGGGATCTCGCGATGATCGCTCTGAGCGGGTCGGCGTCGGCGGCGTTGTATCAGGCGCTTGTTGATCGTGGAGTGTCGCGGAAAGTTCTTCACACGTTGACAACGACGGAGTACTTCGCGGCTAACACGATGACGGTTGACGCGTTGCAGTCGGAAACGTTGACGCACCCTGAAGTTCCGGGCGATGCGCTTACGGCGTCGGTGGCGGTGTCGGACATGAAGAAGCGTGGGCAGAACGGCCAGTGGGGCTGGGAAGCGACAACGCCTGATGGTGATGAGACGCCTGTGGAGGCGTTCAGCGTGGCCTATTGGGCGGCGCGGACGTCGAAGCGTAAGCCGGGAAGGAAGCAGACGCTGATATGAGCACTTTCTTTGCTGGCGTGTGGTCTCTGCCGACGTTCGTGACGAACGTTGATGAGCGGGAGTTGGACACGATCAAGGGTCTGTTCAACGAGTGGTCGTTGAAGCATCCGCGGAACCTGTTGCGGTCGCAGTACCGGGATATGAAGGTGCGCATCAAGCCGTCGGGGAACATTCCCGAGGAGGCGATTCGCCGTGTCGAGGCGGTGTCGGATTGGCCTGAGAAGGCGGTGTCGGCGCTCGCTGAGCGGAGCATCTTCGAGGGGTTCGTGTCTCCTGGTGTGGAGCAGGATCCGTTCAACCTGTCGGGCATTCTGGATGCGAACCGGTTTGACCTCGAGCTGCCGCAGGCGATCGATTCGACGTACACGCACAGCTGCTCGTTCATTACGACGGCGAATGGCGATGTGGCGTCGGGCGAGCCTGAGGTGCTGGTCATGGCGCGTGAGGCGCTGTGGTCGGTGGCGACGTGGGATAAGCGTCGTCGTGTTATCGATGCGGCGATGTCGATCTCGGCGACGGATGATGCGGGGCAGCCGTCGAGCGTTGACGTGTTCCTACCGCATGTGATCCTGTCGATGAAGCGCCGGCCGTCTGGTTCGTGGGTTGCTGATCGTCGGGCGAATCCGCTGGGTGAGGTTCCGGTGGAGCCGCTGGCGTACAAGCCGTCGTTGGCTCGTCCGTTCGGACGCTCGCGGATCAGTCGGGCCGTGATGAACGTCACGGATCGGGCACTGCTGGCGATCGTCCGCGCGGAGATCGGATCCGACTTCTACGCGCTGCCCCGCATGTACGCGCTCGGCGTTGCTGAGGATGCGTTCAGTAAGGGCAAGTGGCGTGCGGCGGTCGATTCGTGGTTCGCGATCTCGAAGGATGAGGACGGCGACAAGCCGACTGTGGGCCAGTTCCCGCAGATGACGACGCAGCCGCTGAACGATCATTATCGGACGATTGCGACGCAGTTCTCGGGCGCGACGGGTGTCCCGGTGTCGAACCTCGGCATCGTGACGGACAACCCGCCGTCCGCTGAGGCTCTATATGCGGATGATCGTCGGATCGTGTCGACGGCGACGACGCAGAACCGGGTGTTTGGTTCGGCATTGAAGCGTGTGGCGCAGCGGATCGTTCGGTTCCGTGATGGTGGCGATGTGACGCCTGAGCTCACGCAGCTGGATGTGGCGTGGGCTAACCCGGCGTTCACATCCCCGGCAACATCGGCGGCCGCGTTGTCGCAGCTGGCGTCGGTGTTCCCGTGGCTGTCTGAGTCGCAGGTGGCGCTTGAGTTCGCTGGGTTCTCGCAGGCGGAGATCACGCGTCTCATGACGGACAAGTCGAGGTATGACGCGCGGGCGTTCGCTCGAGCGTTGGACACGACGCAGGCCGCAACGACGGACACCCCCCCCCCGACAGTGAGTCGGGCGAGGATGAGCTGAACCAGGCGAACGTGCTCAAGGCGAAGGCCGACGCGCTCGGTGTGCTTCGGCGCGCGGGCGTGGATGCGACTGACGCTGCGCGGTTGGCGGGTCTCGAGAATGTGAAGTTCATCCCGGGCCAGCCGATCACGATTAAGCAGGCCGACGAGTAGGAGGCGCCATGCTCCTCTCGGATGTCGATCAGTTGCGGGCGGAGTTGACGCGGGCCTCGTCGATGGCTGTCGAGGATGCGTCGGCGTACGCACGGCAGGTGGTTGATGAGTCGCCGGAGCGGGCGGCGGCACAGTTGAGGGAAGCTGTGCCGTCGCTCGTCACGGTGTACGGCGGCGTGGCGGCGGAGTCCGCAGCGTTGTTCTACGAGACGCAGCGGCCGTCGTTTCGTCCCGCGCAGATCGCCCCGTTGTCGATCGGTGACGAGCTGGCGCAGAGCCTCGGGTGGGCGCTGGTGCCGATATTCACGCCGGATGAGTTCGATACTCCGGTGTTGGATCTCGTCTCGCGGATCGCTGGTGTGACGCAGAAGCACACGGCGGCGGGGTCGCGGGACACGCTCATCTTGTCGTCGTCCACTGACCCCGATTCGGGTGGTGTGCGGCGGTATGCGCGGGCTGGTGCGTGCGCGTTTTGCCGGTATCTGACGGTCGCTGAGGCGGACGTGGACGAGCAGACGGTCTGGCACGACAACTGCCATTGCGTGACGGTCCCGTGGTGGGAAGACAACCCGCTCCCCGAGGATCCGAACGTTGCAGAGTGGGGCAAGGCGGCCGAGTGGGCGCGCACGGAGCTCGAGCGCTTGCAGTTCGAGGCGAAGCCGGCGGATATGCGCTGGCGCAACTTCTTCAAGCAGCGCCCCGACCTGGCGATCAACACGAAGAACATCTCCCGATTGATGCGCGAGCGTCTTGGGATCTCTCACTAAGGCTTACACGGTTCTTCCGTGTCCGCACGCGGGCGGTTCCCGTGGCCATGGGCGACGGCCCTTATACGGATCAAGGAGGCTCCATGTCGGAGCAGACGGCCCCTACTGAGGGCACGGAAGAAACCAACGAGCAGGGTAAGGAGTTCGAGCCGATCGCGTCGCAGGAGGCGCTCGACAAGATCATCCAGGCCCGTGTTGCTCGGGAGCGCGCGAAGTTCGCGGACTACGACGAGGTTAAGGCGAAGGCCGACAAGCTCGCGGAGTTCGAGGAGTCGCAGAAGACCGAAGTGCAGAAGGCTCAGGATCGACTCGCCGCCGCTGAGAAGCGTGCCGCTGAGCTCGAGTCGAAGGCCACGCGCGCTGAGGTTGCTGCCGCGAAGGGAGTCCCCGCCGCGCTGCTGTCTGGCAGCACGCAGGAGGAGCTCGAGGCGTCGGCGGACGCGCTCATCGCTTTCAAGGGGGAGCAGGCAAAGAGCCTCGTTCTTCCCGACCAGGGCAAGACGCCCAACACACCTTCCGGCTCGACCGCTGACCGTTTCGCGGCGGCGCTCGATGAGGCCGGCTACTAGATCAGGAGGCCATCATGGCTGGTATTGATGTGAACCGCACCACCAGCGGTATCCGACTCGACCCCGAGCAGGCCGCTGAGGTCTGGTCGGCAGCTGACCAGGCGTCGGCTGTTCTGCAGCTCGCACAGCGCGTCGACCTTCCCGGCGCTGGCGTCTCCGTGGACGTCATCACGGGTGAGCCCGAGGCTGAGTGGGTCGCGGAGACCGACGAGAAGCCGGTATCGCGCCCCACGTTCAGCTCGAAGCTGATGACGCCTTACACGGCGGCTGTCATCGTCCCCTTCTCGAACCAGTTCCGTCGGGACAAGGCGCGCCTCTACCAGGAGGTCGTGCGCAAGCTTCCGCAGGCGCTGGCCCGCAAGCTCGACTCGACAGTGTTCGGCACGGTCACGCCGGGTTCCAACTTCGACGTCATCGGCGGTGCGACTTCGGTCGGTATCGCTGGCGACACGTACGCGGGTCTCGTCGCTGCCGATCAGGCGGTCGCTGCAGGCGGCGGGTCGCTGAACGGCTGGGCGCTCTCGCCGCAGGCTCGTGGCCTGCTTCTCGGGTCTGTCGATGGTCAGGGTCGTCCCCTGTTCATCAACAACCTGCAGACGGACGGTCAGGTGCCGGCGCTCCTCGGTTCGCCGGTCTACCAGACGAAGGCCGTCTACAAGGCAGGTACGCCTGCTCAGCTCGGCTTCACGGGTGACTGGACGTCGGCGCACGTCGGCGTGGTCGAGGACATCTCGATCTCGATCAGCGACCAGGCGACCATCACCGATGGTGACGAGACCATCAACCTGTGGCAGCGCAACATGTTCGCTGTCCGCGCCGAGTTCGAGGTGGGCTTCCGCGTGCGTGACATCGCGCACTTCGCGCGCCTCACCGACGCGGTGCAGGGCGGCGAAGCGGGCGGCGGAGTGTAACCATGACGCTGATGCGGCCACCTGCGGCTAACGCCGTGGCAGAGGTCGCGCCGGATCTCGTGAAGCGCTACGAAGCGCAGGGGTGGACGAACGTGTCTGCCCCTGCGCCGGCGCCCACGAAGCGGCGTGGCCGTCCGAAGAAGTCTGAGTAGGTGAGGGGGCGTCATGGTTTACGCAACGGTCGATGACCTTGTGGCACGGTGGCGGCCTCTCACCCAGGATGAGTCGACTCGGGCGGCGGTGCTTCTTAATGATGCCGCCGTCCGTCTCGATGCCGCGTGTCCGCCGTCTGACCCGCCGACCGCGCAGGAGCTTGCCGCGCGGAAGATCGTTTCGTGCGAGATGGTGAAGCGGTCGATGGCTGCTGGCCTGGGCGCTGGGGCTGTCGGTGTCACGTCGCTTCAGCAGGGCGCGGGGCCGTACCAGGAGACGACGCAGTTCGCTAACCCGACTGGCGACCTGTATCTCACAAAGGGCGACCGCAAGTTGCTCGGGTGTGGGGCGCAGGAAGCGTTCACGGTGTCGATGTCGGGCGACTGGTTCGAGGTTCGACCCGATCCGTGGGTGACGCTGTGATCACGGGCGAGAGCGTCGTCGTTCATCGCGACATCCAGACGGGTGAGGATGCGCACGGGGAACCGATCGTGGAGACGGTGACGGAGGACGTGGAGAACGTTCTGGTGGCACCGGGGCCGCGCGCGGATATCCCTGACGTGTTCCGGCCGGAGGGTGTCACGGTCGCGTTCAACCTGCATTTCCCGAAGCCGTACGACACGGACCTGTCGGGGGCGCGGATCTCGGTTCGCGGGCAGGAGCCGCTTGACGTGATCGGTTCCCCGGAGCCGTACACGTTGGCGAACACGCCCACACTGTGGTGGATGCCGGTCGAGGTTTCTCGGGCTGACGGTTAGGGGGGCATAGTGACTGAGATCGCGAAACTGATCGAGATCGATGGTTCTTCCTTCAAGATCGACGGGGCTGAGTTCCCGTACTGGATCGGGACTGAGATAACCGTCGACGATTATCCCCACGGGATCCCCGGATCCTTCTCGCTGGTGACCGTGACCCTCATCGCTGACCGGGTTCGGGTGTGCGACGTTCCCGAGCACACGACGGTCACGCGCCTGATCGACGGCGAGGCGGCACCGTGAGCAAAGTGCGAGTGAAGCTGAACCTGCGCGGCATCAATCAGCTCATGGCGTCCCGGAAAGTGCAGGACCGCCTCGATGAGGTTGGTGCTGAGATGGCCGGAGATGCTGGCTCTGGGTTCGAGTACGAAGCTTCCCCGCATAAGTGGACGGCTCGCGGATATGTGCAGGTCGCTGATGGCGACGGTGCGCGCAGGCAAGCCGATGAGGCTGTGCTCGAGCGTGTGGCTGGGACGAGGCGGTCATGAGGTTCCCTGATGTGGATGCGATGGTTCGCGTCTTCCTGCTGCCGCGCGTATCGGTCCCGGTGCATATTTCGGTGCCGAAGGATCGGCCGGATTCTTTCATCCGGGCCTGGCGTAATGGCGGGGCTGCGACGAATCGCGTTCTCGACAATGCGACGGTCACGGTCGAGGCATGGGCGGATTCCTCCGTGAAGGCCGCTGAGCTCGCGGAGGATGTGCGGGGCTTGTTCCATCACGAGTACACGGCCATGCCGCTTGTTCGGGGCGTCGAGGAGATCTCGGGCCCGTATTCGATCCCTGACCCAGAGTCGGGAACGGCGCGTTACCGGTTCTCGGTGCGCTTGCGGGTACGAGCCGCCCGCTGACTTTCAACTTCTGACCCCTGCCGCCCGGCGGGGGTTTTTGCGTGCCCGGCTGTCGGGCCTCACGAGTGGAGTACTCATGACGAATTCCGCACTGGCCCGCATCTTCGGGTCGGACAACGACAAGATCTGGCTCGCCCCGATCGGGGCGACCCTCCCGACTTCTCTTGCGACACCACCTGGTGCCGGGTTCGAGGATATCGGCTGGCTGAACACGGACACGGGCGTGACGGAGACTGCTCTCGGGTCGCTGTCGGAGATTCGTGGGCATCAGGGCGCTGGCATTGTTCGGACCCGTATGGAGACGCCGGGCACGCAGTTCCAGTTCGTCGCGCTCGAACAGAAGGCTATGACGGATGGTCTGCGGTACGACGTGAAGTCGTCCTCGACGACCGGGGGCGTGCGCACATCGACTCGTGGCGCTGGCCAGAAGGTGAAGCCGCGCGCCGCGGTCATCGACCTTCTCGACATCGACGACGACGAGGTGCAGCTGCGGATCTGCATTCCGCGCCTCGAGATCATCCCGAACGGTGACCGCACGTTCATCAACAGCGACATCGCCGGCTACCCGATGATCGGCACGGTGATCGGTGATTACACGGTCATCGAGACCGACCTCGAGGGTGCAGGGGAGTGACCGTGGCTGAGGCGAAGAAGACGGCCCCGAAGAAGCCGCAGGACCGGAAGCGGAAGCAGTCTGAGGGCACGATCGTTGACGGGATCACTGTGACGGTCACCCCTGAGTCGCTGGATGACTTCGAGCTGCTCGATGACTTCTCGCAGATGCAGAACGGCAACGGTGCTCGAGTCACGTCGGCCTTCCATCGCATGTTCGGTGATGACGCCTCGCGGATTCTCGACGAGCTGCGTGAGGACTCGGGGCGGGTGAAGCTCACGCGCGCTTCGCAGTTCATGATGGCCGTCATGAAGGAGCTCGCCCCAAACTCCTGACGCTCGCGCACGCCCTCATGTTTCATGGGGGCGCGTTGCGGGCGTCACTCACGAAGGAGTACGGCCTCACCATCGATGCGCTGCGGGAGCTCCCAGCGCGCGAAGCCGCCGATCTCGTGGTGTGGATCCCCGCGGGGGCGGCATTGTGGCGTGCGGTCGGTGGGCCCGCTGCGTGGTCGGACGAGACGCGCGCACTGATGGACGTCGAGTTCCAGATTCGTGTTCTGGATTGGCGCATGCGGGGCGGTAAGGGCAAGCGTCCTCAGCCCATAAAGCCGCCTGTATACGCGCACGAGAGGCGTCGTGCAGACACGAAGCAGGCACGCAAGGCCGAAAGGTTCATGCGCGGCCAGAACTGATCGGGGGGCGTAATGGCCGAGCAGATCGAGATTGCCAACGCGTACGTCGCCCTGACAACGAAGCTGCCGAACGTTAAGAAGGACATCGAGGAGGCCATCGGCGGGGCCGACGCTGACAAGCAGGGCCGTACTTTGGGCGGGAAGCTCATGGGCGGGCTTAAGGTCGGTGCGCTCGCTGGTGCGGCCGCTGCGGGCGCGGTGATCGTCGGTGGACTCGGTGTCGCTCTCACGAAGGGCTTCGGGCGTCTCGCGGGCATCGAGAATGCCACGGCGAAGATGTCGGGTCTTGGGTTCTCTGCGGAGGAGACGCAGGGCCTGATGGACAACGCCCTCGAGTCTGTGAAGGGCACGGCGTTCGGCCTCGAATCGGCCGCGGGCGTTGCTGCGCAATTCGCCGCTGCGGGGATCGGTCCCGGCGAGGAGATGGCGTCGCTCCTGTCGACGGTTGCGGGTAATGCGGCCGCGGCTGGCGGGTCGATGGAGGAGATGGGTTCCATCTTCTCGAAGGCTGCAACGCAGGCCAACGGTGTGCAGAACGACGTTATCTCGCAGCTCGCCGACCGGGGCATCCCGATCTATCAGGCGCTCGCGGATGAGCTGGGCGTCACGGCTGGTGAAGTGTTCAAGCTTGCTTCGGCCGGCGAGATCGGGTTCGACCAGTTCGCGAAGGCAGCGGAAGCCGCATCGGGCGATGTTGCTGCGGCGATGGGTGAGACGACGACGGGTTCTTGGCAGAACCTGCTGGCATCCCTGGGCCGGTCGGGGGCTGGGCTGCTTGGTGGTGTGTTTGAAGAGCTCGCCCCGACGATGAAGGCCATCACGGACGCGATGGGCCCGATGGAGGAGATCGCCGCCGAGGTGGGCGGAACGATCGGAGAATTCCTTGCGCCTGCGTTCGAGGCATTCCGGAACCTGCTCGACTCTGGATTCGACTTCAGCATGTTCGCTGAACTGCTTTCCTACTTCTCACCGTTGTCTCTGGTGTTCCAAGCACTCGGGCCGGTACTGCCGCTCATCGCGGACATGCTCAACGATGTGTTCACCGTCCTCAGCGACGCGTTGGGGTCGATCCTGCCGGTACTGATTCCTGTTCTGTCGGAGATCGTGGGCATCTTCGCCGTGTTCTTGGCGGAGATTCTGCCGCCGTTCCTGCCGCTGATCGTGCAACTCGCGGAACTCATCGGTGACGTGCTCATGGCGGTCACGCCGCTGCTTGAGCCGCTGGGCGAGCTCGTTGCGGCGATTTTCCCTGTGTTGGCGGCTGTGATGGCGGCTCTGATGCCGATCATCGAGGGCGTCGTGGATGCTATCGGCACGTTGCTGATGCCGATCGTCGACATGCTCGTCGGTGTTCTGGATGGCCTGATCACGTTCCTCACTGGTGTCTTTACGGGCAACTGGGAGATGGCGTGGCAAGGCGTCGTGGCCATCTTCGAGGGCCTGTGGAACGGGCTCGTGGGCATCGCTGAGGGTGTCGTGAACGCCATGATCGACCTGATCAACGGGTTCCTTGAGGGGCTGAACGTTGCGGGTGGATGGCTGAGCGACATCACGGGTGGAGCACTCGGGTTCGAAATCGGCACGATCAGTCACGTCAACTTCTCGGGCGCGGAGGCGGACTGGGGGACGCCGGCGACGACGTCGGGTTCCTCGTCTGCGTTCCCGATCGAGGAAGGGTCTGTGCTGCGCGGCGCGGCCGGTGGTGGCGATGCGCCGCAGGTGATCGTCAATCCTGCTCCTGGCATGGACGAAGAAGTTATCGGGCAGGCTGCCGGGGCTCGCCTCGGGCGCGAATTGGCGATTGCGGGGTAACCATGCGGATCGATATCGGTGGTGTCACGTTCGAAGAGTTGCCGCGCGACTACGACAGTGAGTTTGTTGTGGAGCCGAACGGCCTGTCTGCTTGGTTCGGTGCGGCGGGGATTAGGCGTGAGGAAACGCAGCGCCCCGCCGCGCACGGCTCGTTCGATTCTCGAGGGTATCGGGGCGCGAAGGTGCCGTTCATCCGAGGTTCGATCCTCGCGTCGTCTGATGCCACGTTTCATCGCATGCGCCAGCAACTCGAGGGGCTGCTTGCGGATGGGTCGATGGCCCGCATGTCAGTGCAGGACAACCAGGGGCACGTGACGTGGCAAGATGTTCGGCTTGCTCAGCCTGCGGTCGTGACGCCTCACCCGAACGATCCGTCTGGGGAGTACCAGATCGGGTTCTGGGCGCCACGGGCTGAGATCTACGGTGAAGAGCGGGTGAAGACTGGTGCTTCTGCTGGGTTGTTTCATCGTGGGACGATCCCCGCGCCGCTCAAGGTGCGCATCGGTTCTGGTGCCACCTCATACACGATCTCGTCGCCGCTGGGGACGTTCGAAGTCGCTGGTGCTCCTTCGGGTGGCGTGCACGAAGTTGACCTGCGCACCGCTCGGGTGAAACGAAACGGCGTGCTCCTGACAGGCGTCGTTGCCCGCGCAGAGACGTGGGATGTTCCCCGCGGGCTCCCTATCACACACACGATCAGCGCCGGCAGCGGCGTCGAGTGGATTACGCGCGACACATTCGCATAGGAGGTGCACATGTGGTCGTACGCAATTCACGACACCCGCACTGGTGCGCACCTCCTTGAGGTTCAGCCGTCGTCGTGCTCATGGACTCGCCGCATGACGGGTACAGGTTCAGGGTCGGTCGATTTCGAACTGTTCGATAGCGATACGGCCATTCCGCGGGTCACGATCCGCGGCCTCCTCGCTCCCACCTCTCGCACGTTGGTGGTGAGTTGGGGCACGCACGTCTCGTTCGCTGGCGTCGTCATGGATACGTCCTACGCGCGCGACACGGGTGTTGTGACGGCGAACCTCACGGAGCTTCGGACGTTGTTCGCGAAGCGCATGACGGGGGGCGTGAACCAATACGGGGCGCCGTGGAACTTCTCGTACACGAACCGGTCTGCGGCAGGCGCGGTGCGTGCGATTCTGGCGCGGGCGATGGCTCCTTCGTCTGAGTGGGATTTCCCGATCGATCTTCCCGCTGATGGGGCTGGCACGTTGTCCCGCGGCGTGGACTACTTCGAGACGGTCACCATCGAGGATCTGCTTCTTGAGGTTGAAGATCAGTCGGGCGTGACGGTCGATTTCCGCCCCTACTTGTCGGGCAACTCACTTCGGTGGGAAGCGCGCGCGGTCGGGACGACACAAACGTTCGGAACGACTGATCTGCCCGTGTCTCCGCCTGGATCTCGTGTCACGGGGCTCACGGTGCAGGGGGATGGGAAGAAGCAGGTCACGGGTGTCCTCGCACTCGGTAACGGTACAGGCGAGGACATGCTCACGGCCTACGCGCCAACATCTGGATCTGGTGCGACGGAGATTCCAGTGAGGGACGAGAAGCGCGAGTCGAAGGATCTGAAAACGGCGGCGCAACTGCAACGGTTCGCTGACGCGGAGTACGCGAAGTGGTCGAAGGTGCGCGAGCAGCTGTCGTTCAAGGTCCGAGCGGATGACGAGTTGACGCCGGCGTTCGTGCAGGTCGGGCGGCTCCTGCGCATGGACGTGCGTGGCGATCCGTGGTTGCCGGACGGTGTTCGGTCGCAGCGGGTGATCGCGCTCGCGGGCGATATGGGACTTGGGCTTACGCCGGAGGTTGATGATGTCGGTTGACGACCAGTCGGATGTATGGCGTGAACTACGCGAGATGAAGCGGAAGATCGCGCGTCTCGAGTCCGGGTCGATGCTGGAGAACAGTTCGATCACGCGCGGCCGCATGCGATTCATTGGCGGCACGCTGCGCGTGGACTCCGGCGGTCGTGTGGAGATCGTCGGCACACTCTCGGTCGAGGGCACGTCGCAGTTCGTCGGCCCGGTGACGATCTCGGGAACGCTGGACATCACGGGCGACACAACGGTGACGGGCGAGTTCAACCTCGACGGGCCGTGGACGATCTCGGGCGATGGCGACATTACGGGCGACGTCGAGGTGACCGGAGACTTCACCGTCCTCGGTGGCGGCCGTATCAAGGTCGGCAACGTGGTGTTGACGCCAGGGAATGGTGGCCGGATCACGATCGGTACGGGCTCCTCGTCGATCATCATCGACCCGTCCCAGTTGAAGGTGGGGCCGGCGTTCAAAATGGACCCGGCACACTCTGCGGAAGGCGCGGAGCTGCTGTTCGGTCTGAACGGCGGGTCGAACATATACGGCGACGATCAGGGTGTTCAGATCGTCAATAACGCCACCTCGACGGCGTACAACTTTGGCGTGATGAACGACGGCTACCTGCTGATGAATGTTCCACCAAAGCCCGCCAGCATCAGCGCGAACTACCTCGGCGTCGGAGGCGACGGCAGGCTGTACAAGCTGTCGGCAGGGGGCGGTGGTGATCCGGGCGAACCACCGTCGGGCAACCCGGACGGCTACATATGGCCTGCCGATCCAGCCACATACGGCATCTCTGACAACTTCGCGGCGCACGTCGCTCGCGGCTCTGCTGAGCCCGGTGTGGATGTCATGACGCCCGTAGGTGCGCCGTTGTGGGCGCCAGGGTCCGGAACGATCATCGCTGTGCAGAACAGCCCCGCAGGTGCCACGGGCCGCTATGTGACCCTTGTAACGACCGAGGGTGACTGGTTCCGCTTTCTGCATAACTCATCGGTCGTTGTCAGTGCGGGCGACACTGTGGAACAAGCTCAGCTGCTCGCCTACACGGGCGGGTCTGGCTTTGGCCAGGAGGCCTACTATGGCCCCCACACGCACATCTCATTCGCGGTTGGCTACACAGGAGCGTTCCCTGGTGCGGGAGGCCTCAACGACTTCCAGGCCTACATGTCGGCGCAGTAAGACTGCGGGCCGGTTGCCCCGTCGGGCCCGAGCCGGGCGGCTTGGATGAACAGCAGGTTGAGATCCTTGCTGGCGTACGCTTCGGGGCTCGGATTCTCAAGGTTTCCATACTCATCGGTGGCGGGCATCTCAACCACGATGTCCGTCTCTTCGCTGCCCTGTGTCTCGCACGCTAGATCGATCGCGGCCAGCAGTTCTTCGTCTGACATCTCGTCAAGGCCTGGAATGTTGGCGATGTAATCGTTCGCGAGCGGCCGCGCCCAGTCGATGAACAGCTGCTCGAGCTCGCTGTGCTCGACCTCGGGCGTCTCCGTCACCTCGGATGTCGGCTCGACGGTCGGCGTCGCGGTGGGTGCGGGTGTCGCCTCAGCGGTCGGCGTCGCGCTCACTTCGGGTGTCGGGCTGATGGGCGCGGCGGCCACTTCGGCTTCGTCGCTGACGGCGAGCATCGTGGCACCCCATGCCCCGCCGCCGACGAGGACGACACCAGCGGCGACGGTTGCCATCCAGCCTGCCTTCTTCATCGGTTCTTCTCCATGTGCTCGATGACGACACGTCGAATGTACCCGGACGCGGTTTCGCGTGTCTTGGCGGCTTCGTCCTGGATTCGTTGCCAGGTGTCGTCGTCGATGCGGATGCGTCGTGCGGGTGATTCGCTCATAACCGAATTGTAGGCCCACTGTAGGCCGATCTCAATACTTTGATTCGCCGAGGAGGCGCTATGGCATACGTCGAGGCAACTGGACGACTGACGGACGCGGGGAACACGGCGTTCCTGGCCTCGTTGGAGCCACGTCTATGGGCGGTCCCAGAGAAGTCCGCCTCATACGGGCCGGGGCTCATCACAGACGACGAGGTGCTGTGTGAACTGAATACGGCAGCGGGCGCGAACGCGGGCCAGTTCTCGGTGATGCTGCAGAACGCGCCCGGCATGCGGTACACGCTCTGGCTAGACCGACTTGTGCCGGGACAACAGGGCGAACCGCCCGAGAAGCGTGCACGGCAGTGGGTGCAGTGGTCGAAGCCGTTCCACCCGGGCGAGGGCGGCCGAATCGGTGACCTGATGCCCGTCGATGTCGTGGGACTCATTTGGATCGGGCAGACACCGCCGCCCGGTGGGCCGCCGTGGCCGAAAGACACGCGCTGGCTCGATTCAAACCCGTCATCGCCCGACTTCGGGTGGATCAAGAAGTGGAGTTGATCTGATGCCTTGGAACCGCGAAGTAGATGTGCGGGGGCCGGCGGGTCCGGAGGGGGAGCTTCCGACGGATGCGGCTCGGCGTTCTGACCCGGGGTACCCGAAGCCTGTGGCGGAGAACATCGTCGAGGTCGTCGATTCTCGCGGTGCGATGACGTTCGTCGTCGCCCGCGGATCCGATGGTGCGCCGACCCGCGCGGCAGGTCAGTTGATCGCTCGCACGCTGACGGAGCTCGGCTACGACCTTGACGGTGGTGGCGGCCCGGGCGGCGACGGTGCCCCAGCGGGACCGATCATCGCCCTGGGTGACTCGATGACCGCCGATGATGCCTGGTTGCAGGTACTCGAAGACGGCCTGCTGATTCCCGTGCGTGACGCGGGACTTGCGGGGCAGACGTCGACTGAGGTTGCGTTCCGGTCGGGCGCGCTCGCAGTGTCGATGACGGTCGCGGGGGATCAGATTCCGGCATCGGGGTCAGTCGCCGTGACGGCCCTGGCGCCGTCGAGCGACTGGCGCACTGGTGTCTCGGTGCAGTGGACGGAGCGGGGCACGCTCGCGGGCGTCCCCGGCACGTTCCGGCACCAGAACGCGAGCAACGGCGGGGCGACGTTCGTCCGTGACGCCCCGGGTTCAGTGGTGTCGTGCCCTCCCGGGACGCGGTTCTACGTCACCCCGGACGAGAAGACCGGTGTCGGTTATGAACGGTGCCCGGCAACGATCTGGGTGGGCCGGAACAACCACACGTCCCTCGCGAACATTCAGCGCGACATTCAGGCGATGGTCACCCGGTTCCCGAACACGAAGCTGATCCTCTCAGTCACGAACACGCAGAACGAGCCTGCCGGGTCGGCCGGCTATCAGGCGGTCATGGCTATCAACTCGTGGCTCGCCACGACGTTCCCGAGCCGGTATGTCAACGTGCGTCGGTGGCTGATCGATGACGCGCTGCGGGTCATGGGGCTCACCCCGACCGCCGCGGACACGACGGCGATCGGTGAGGACCGGATCCCGCCGCAGCTCATGAACGACGACACGCACATCACGCCTGCTGCGTCTGCCGCGCTCGGCGGCTACCTCACGCAGGTGTACCGACAGAAGGGCATCTAATGGCCGGTATTCGTATCGTCTCGCCTGGCGTCATCGGTTCGCCCACGTCCAGGTCGCGCCCGCCGACGCTCACGCCGGCACTGCACCGGATCACCCCGTCACAGTCCCCGTCACAGGTCGGGCAGGAGATCACGTCGATTCCGTCCGAGGTCGGCAACAGCATCTCGGTGGAGGCCCCACCGGTGATGCGTGCGGACCCGATGACGTATGGCGCGTTCCGGGGATCGGTGAACGGTGAGGACGACACGGTGCGCTTGGCGGCGTCGCCGTCGGTGACTCTCGCGACGTTCACGACGCTGGTCGTCGCCCGCCTAAAGAACGTCGCGCTCGGCGACGGGTACACGTCGCTGTTCTACATGATGCCGCCCGGTGGAAACCGATCCGACCTGACCCTGTGGGCGCCGTCAGCGACGCGCGTGCTGCGCTGGTCGGGCGGCAGCGGCGGGCAGACCGTTGACCACGGGTGGACGCCGGACACGCAGTGGCACGTGTTCACGGTGCGACAGACTGCGGATGCCGTGTCTGTGGGCGTCGACGGTGTCGAGTCGACAGTCGAAGGGCCGAGCCTCGCCGGATCGTCGTTCAGTATCGGGCGCCGTCGCGGCGGGGGCTACTCGGCTGTTGATGTTGCCGACGCGGTGATCTTCCCCGCGCTGGGGGCATCAGCGTTCACAGCGGAGGTCGCGAACTTCGCGAACTTCTACGGAGTGTCCTTGTAAGTGCACACGCAGGGCTGCCCGGAGTAGTCGTATCCCTCTCCGAAGCAGGTCTGGCACTCGAGGGGCGGCTGCTCGGTCGCGGGGAGTGTAGCGGTCGCACCTGTGTCAGCGCTCTGTCGATGTGCTCGTCGAGTCGTTCGTGCGGGGGTCTCGCGAAGTGCCAAGGCTCCTACTTTCGAGGGCTACTCGGGTACGCGGGTAGTACCCCTCATTTAGGTATATCAGCACCGCACGCACAGTGCCTAGCGGCACGGTCACGAGCTCGTAACAGTTCCCGAGGAGGGCGCATGGCATTCCCGAACGGGCAGGTGCCCGAACATCTACTGGTCCACGAGAACGGCAGCTGGTTCTTCCCGGGCACGTACGCGAAGTTCAAGGCGTTGCGCGCGGATGTGCAGCAGCGCCACGGCGTCACCCTGTACGTCACACCACCCGCCTACGGGGCGGGGAACGCGTACCGGTCGCTCGGTGGGCAGCAGTCCATCCGGGCGGCGCTCGGCATCCAGGCGTCCATCCCTGGCCGGTCGTCGCACGGTGGTCTGTGGACGGGGCAGACGACCGGGGCGGGCGGTCTCCCCACATGGGTGAGTGACCTCGAGGCGGGCGCGCTCGACATCGCCAACTGGTCGGCGATCGGTTGGGACGCATTCAAAGCAGCGGCGGAGCGTGCCGGGTTCGTCACGAACGTGGTCGTCCCGCAGGAACTGTGGCACATCGTCGACCTCGACCCGTGGGCGGCAAGCGCGAGTGGCGGCGGGGGAGCCGTCGAGACGATTACGAACGAGGAGGACGAGATGAACTCGGCTCAAGAGAAGAAGCTCGACGACGCACTGCGGTACGCAAAGGCCGCGTATGAGCGGGCAGGTAAGGCCGCATCGATCGCGCAGTGGCTCAAGGGCCGCATCAAGGGCAGTGTGAAGCAGAAGAGCATCACGACGACCGCGAGCGAGGCGCGAGACGCGGCGCAGTGGAACAAGGCGCGCATCAAGGGGTCGGTGAAGGGCCCGTCGCTGACGGCGATGATCGAAGCACTCTCGGAGGCTGTCGCGGATGGTCAGCCGACGACGCGCCGCATGATCGTTGACCGTGCAGCACAGATCGAGCTCACGCTCGACACCGACCCGGACACGCCAGTCGAAGAGGTCGACGAACCCGCCGACGAGGTGTGATCGTGCGTGCCGTCATCGTGCGTGCACGCGCACTGTGGGAATCGATCACGGAGCCCCGCTACCTGAAAGCGTTCTACCTCGCCGTGTACACGGTGACGATCGGTGTCGGGATCGTCACCCTCGTCAACCCGCCGTCAAGCATCGAGGGGCCGCTCGGGTCGTTCCTGACAGCGTTCTGGGCGCTCCTGCTCACCACGGGCGGGGTAGGGGCGGCATCGTCTGTCCTCCCCGGCTGGTGGTGGGCTGAACGGTTGTCTGTGTGGCTCATCATCTTCGGGGCGGGACTCTATGCGGCGATCATCTTCGGCATCCAGCTCGCCGCACCACCCGGTTCGTCTCGGTGGACTCAACTCGGGTTCGTCATCATCGCGACCACCGTGTTCTTCCTGCGACTGTTGCTCACTCGAAAGTGGGACTACGAACCACGACGGGAGTGACGCATGGACGTGACACAACTCCTCGTTGCGCTCCTCGGCGGTGGTGTCGTTGGTGTCGTCGTGAAGGCGATCATCGATCAGTGGAACCTGTCTCGGCAGACGCGGACGGCGGAACGTCGCCGTGAGACGGATCGTGCTGATTCGGCGGAACGCGACAACCGCATCCTGAAAGAAGCGCTACACATTCACCGCCGCATCATCATTGACGCGCCGTGTCTTGGCCCGGGTGATCTTCCCGAGTGGCCTTCGACATCGACGCATATTACGAAAGGTCATTCATGACTAGTACGACTATCCCGAAGGTTTCTGACCTCGGCAACGTGGTCAAGTCGACCCGTGCCCGCACCGTCATCTACGGCGCATACGTCGTCGGTCTCGTCCTCGTCGGTGCGACCACGGCGGCGTTCTCGCAGCTGGGCGGTTCACCCGAATGGCTCGGTGTTGTCGAGTCCGTGATGCTCTACCTCGGTGTGCCGGTGGGTACGCTCGCGGCCGTCAACACAAAGAAGCCGCAGCTCGAGGTTGCCCAGGCATACGTCAACGTCACGCCCCGCGCTGACCTTCACCTTCCGACAGTCACGAATTCAGGTCGTGTCGAGCTGAGCAAGCCGGCCGCTGAGACGGGCAACATCGAGCCCGACCACACCGCGTGACATGCTTCCGCCCCTCTCGCTGATCCTTATGGATCGCGGGAGGGGCGTTTTGTCGTGCCCTATGCAGTGTCGGTGGTTGGTGGGAGGATCCGGGCATGACGCCACAACAACTACTCGACTTCGAGGCGGACCACCCGGGGCACTCGCCAGCGAAGGAACAAGCGATCCGGGCTACGTTCGGCATCACGGAGGTGCGGTACTACGTTCTCCTCGGGCGTGCTGCCGAATCGATGGAAGGCATCGCACACGACCCCATCACGGCGCGGAGAGTTCGGGAGCAGGCGGCTCGATCGCGGTGGGCGTGAACAGGGTAGAGAACTGTTCCATCGCCGCGGTGAGACGTTCCCGGTTCCGCAGGCTCTTGTACGCCTGAGTCATCGTGCGGGTGGAGTGCCCGACGATCTCTTGGATCAGATCATCCGGCACGCCCGCCGCATACAGCAGGTCGACGGTCGTGTGCCGGCCGTCGTGTAAGCGCACGTCCTTGTCGATCCCCGCCGCGGTCAGTACCTTGCGCCAGTCCTTCCCGGCGAGATCCGGACTGTACGGGCGGGGCGCGGCGGTCTTGTGCGTGTTGTTCTCACCCTTGGGTCGGAGGAACACGAGACCCCACTCATTCTCTGGCGTCTCTTCGAGATGCTTCTCGAGGATCGATTTGAGCGGGTCGATGAGCGGGATGACTCGCCACGACTTCGACGACTTCGGGCGCGTGAGGTACAAGCCGCCCGCCAGATGCCGATATTCGTAGTCGGCGGGCACGTCGGGCTTGCCGTCCGTGTCGGTCTTCTTGAGCCGTAGCAGCTGCCAGGACAGGTCGAGCACGTCACCCACTCGGTTACGTTCGAGCCCGATGACCTCGCCGCGTCGCGCGCCGGTCAGCAGCACCGTGGCCCAGAGAGCGCCCTGAGGGTCTTTCGCGAGGTGGGCGAGCAGTTGGATGGCCTCGGGCAGTTCGAGCGCGTGGAGGGTCTTGGCGGCCTTCCTGGGAGCATCTGTGAGGCTGGCGGGGTTACGACCGATACGACCTTCCCGAACTGCCGCTTTGAAGGAGATGCTCATCGTCCTGTGGGCGAGCAGCGCGGTAGTCGAACTGTTGCCCTTCTCGATCACAGCATCATGCACACGACGCACGTGAGTGGCTGACAGCTTGTCGAGCTTCACCTTCCCGATCGCGGGGATGATGTGGTTCTCGCTCGTGCGCCGGTACCCATCGAGGGTGTTCGGGCGGACACTCTTTGCAGCGATGTTGTCGAGCCAGTAGCGGAACCACTTCTCGACGGTTGTCGTCGCGGTCGGGAGGTCGCCGCGCTTCTCGAGTTCACCGCGTAGCTTCGAGAGCTCGGAGAGGAGGACCGTCTTGTCTTTGCGGCGGATGAACTTGCGCCGTCGCTCGCCGTTGGGTCCGGGCGGCAGCTCGACGACGCCCTGCCAGTACTTGAGTGGCTTGCGCTTGTCCTTGGGGACTCGGAAGACCGCCCCTTCGCCTTTACCTCGCAT